ATCACCTCCAAGGACAAGTATCAAACGCCACCCTTTCAACAGGAGGCAAATGTAATAGGGAAGAATCCCCGTAATGTATTGCATTATGTGTATTGTGAGAAACACATATCAGATTATCTAAGTCAAAAATAATAGGATCTCTATTAATCAATTGCTCGATTGTAATCGGATTAATGTGATGGATTATTATTCGTCCGTAAATTGGGTAATCAATATGACCCATATCACAACCATCATCTCGTAATATCACTCTCTTCTTTGTCTCAAGCCATTGTGGATCGCTACTATAAAATTTTTGATTATAATGCCGATGGCCGTTGAAGGTAAGCTCGCCCACTGAGCCCCCGAGTTTCAGATACTCGTATCTATCTACATAGTCGGGGAGTGTCATCAGTTCGGTGTAAGACTTACTCTTCTTCATCTTCGTATTCCTCCTTGAATGTATTTCCTTGGTAAGTTTTCATAGCGCCGATGGCCTTTGCATATAATTCTTCTGTTCTCTCTTGAGATTTCAGGTTTTCAATCTTAGCAACTGCAAGATCGGTTTCAGCTTTGAGTTTTTCTTTTTCGACTTCGGCTCTTGCGGTTCCTAACTTGAGGTAATGTACTATTATAGAGTTAGAAGCCGTGCCGTCACGCAGTTTTTTCTCGGCCAGATTCATAGCTAGATTGATCATCTGTTGTTCTCTAGCCTCTGGAGTCTCAGCGGGAGCTTGCCTACGAGAATTTCCTGATGCTTTTGGCATAGTTTCTCACTCCTTTCTTTTAGAATGTACTGACAAAATATCAGTTTAATAATTGTTTAGTAAGCTTATACATGACTTTATAGGTGTTTTTTTTAGCTGTGTGTAAACAATACGTAGTGGTGACAAATGTTAGCTAAAAATTTTTCATCTATAAAGCCATGTATAAACTTACTCCGGAGATTTCCCAGAATGAAAATATCAATCATCCCCCCGGGGAATTTTCAAAGTGGGCCGCGATTAGGGGTGGGGGGCATCTCTCGGGACCCCCCTCCCTAGTCAACGGTTTTTTCCTCTACAGGGGAGGAAATATTGTTAGAAATACTTAGTGTAAAAAGCAAATTTTAATTAGTTTTTTGTTCTTTTTTCATGATTCGTAATCAGAACGATAAACTTTCTTAAAAATTAATGGAAATTGTTCACAAATGTAATCAATTGCATCATTTACATCTTTTTGATTGTAATAATCACTTTGAATGTTGTTAACATTAGCCACTTGACTTAAAAGGCCACAGCAATTGTGACCAAGAAGCAGATCATGTTTAAACCACAAGTTAAACTCAGTAAACGGATTGAATGGATTGTCATACGTAGTGAGCATGCAATCGTCATTAGCATTAGTATTGTCACTATTGTTCTCTTCTGAAGCACTATGCATTAGATTGATGTTGTCCATAATTGTAATCCTCCAATCTTAAGGTAAGTACTCATAAAGAGTTGATACTGAGACACCAAACTTCTCTGCTATCTCTTTGTTTGTATACATACCACTGTTATGCATAGCAATAGCCAATTGTATGTTACTTTTAGTGAGTTTCTTCTTGTCTTTGGGTAATGCTAATTGCTTAAACCTATCTTGATCGCTCTTTGCAAAGATACTCATTACTGTAGAAGAAGACAATGCATTAGACTGTATTGCTTTCCATTGATCATCAGTAATGTAGATTTTATTAGAATGAGCCCCAAAAACTGCTCTTGCTGCTGTTAACAAACGATTCTTTTCTCTTCCATAATGCTCTTTGTCAAATTCAAGTTCTGGGTTGGCCTTTAATTTTTCCTGAAGCATCTTATTGCCTAAAGACTGGGCCCTCCTCTCTCTAGGGTGGTTAGCCTGTGCATCTTTTAATTGCTTCTTTAATTCTGCAACCTCCTTTGCATAAGTAACCCGGGCTTTTGGATCAACGGGGGTGGGTTTTATTGAGCGCTGGACCTTACGTGCATCTTGGGCTACCTTTTTAAGCTGGTTGGCGAAATTCGCATAGGCCATCTCTTTTTGGTTCTCGGGGTTATGTACCAATTTACGGGCATCATCCACCAAATACATTTGCTCTACCCGTTCTTGTGCATCATGGGGCTTAACTTCACGATATACCTTCTTACCCGATTTAAATATAGCTAATTCTTCAGGAGTCATGTCTTTTTCTTTAGTAATACGCTTCATCGTAATTTGTTTACCGGTATCACGATATACTTTTTTACCTGCTTTAAAGGCCTTTAACTCCTCGGGTGTCATATCAGATTCTCTTGTTATTTCTTTTCGCTCGTTTACATATTGTTTTGAACCAGCTCTAGTAATAACTGTAGAAGCACCTTTTGGCATCCCGTTTTTCCCTACACCTTGATACTCTTTTTTAAGAGCAATAATATCATTATCTTCTTCCGATTTCTTAATATCGAGTCTATGCTTAACGCAATCAATAACAACCATTGAATGCTTTACGGCTTTCTCAATATCTTCTTCAGGGGCTCCTGCCAAAGTCATATCTGCTATCAAATTTGTTACCTTGCCCATCTCTGTTTGCTTACGCCCATCAGATATAGGATCAACACCATCTGGTAAACGATATATATTATGAAAATCCCAACCGATCAATCCTTTTAGCGGTTTTTTATTCATAATTTTAACATTATTTGATTTCATTGGTATACAAATAACCGTATCACCATCAAAATCAGCACCAGATAATATAGCTGCAGTTTTTGGATTTATTCCAATAGCATCTCTTGAATTTCCAATTATAGATTTGCCGGCTGCATTATTTTTATTTACTTTTAATATCGGTATTTCAAATAACCCAGCATGAGGATATCTTACTAATGCTACAGTATCTCCATGCTTAAAATTTGGAGCATATACTTCATTTTCTGGAATATTTTTTACAGGTAATATAACTTGATATGCCTGCCCTTTTATACCACTGGCACTAAGCTCTGCTGCTTGTTTATCACAATTATCTGCAAAATCTTTTAGTAACTGTTTTTTTACCATAGGGTTTGTTAAGGATTTAATTTCATCGAGTTGCGATTTTCTTTCTTTAACCGTTAAATCTAATTGCTGATTTATAAGTTGAATTGGTTGCTTAGATAAAAACTGGGCACTTAATGACCTAGACCATTTATCCCAGTCTCCTTCATCATTTATTTTATTTACCGGGGATAAAGAATATTTACCAACTTCACCTTTTTTGGCTTTACGATATATTCCATTCTCATCTAAAATATAATTACCTTTTGGGTCTTCATAATATGATTGACCTCCAGCTTTTATAGTTGCTCCAAATGGCGCATCCTTATCGTCCTTTAGTCTTTTAAGAATTTCTGTATTTTTATTTGGACCAATCATAGGCCAGTCATCTGGCTTGCTGGTATTATATACTACATCATATCCTTTTGGAATATCATTAGAATATATTGCCATGCCTTTCATGTAATGGGTTCCATCAACAGCAATTCTTACCTGAGAATATCTAGAATCACCTAGGGTCAAATCTTTAACTCCGGGTCTAATTTCAATGACCCCATCCATATCCGAACCCCCCTCAGAGGCTCTACGAATATAAATACGGTCTGAAGACATGCTCGAAGGGGGCTCAGGAACAAAAAAATGAGCGCCACCATCTGGAGAATATTCTTTTACACCGCTTACATCAAATTTATTCAACTGGGCTTTTCTATACATATCATGAATAGTTTCACCTTCTCCAGGAGGAGCAGTTAATACCATTTCTGATGTAGAATTATTAGTACCCAACTGATTAAATTTAACCCAAGTCTTAACATATCCTTCTTCTTGAAGTAATGCTACTGCTATCTTTTTTGTATTTTCAGTAACCCCAAGTTCGTGTTCTGTAAATTTAGAAATATCAATAATACCTACTGGAGATTCAGCAATTGCTCTTTTTAAAGCCTCTGCTGTTTCCCAATATTTTTGATTTTTACTATCTTTACCAGCTTTCAAATATCCACGTACTGAACTTTCACTAATACCTAACTTTCTAGCAACTTCTGATTTATTTCCTTGAGGGTTTGCATCAGTGATTGTTTTAGAATATAATTCTGTAACTTTATCAATCATTTCCTGACGCTCTCTTTTTTCAGCAATTGCTATTTTTGCTTTGAGTTCATTTGCCGAGGCCCAGTCTCCAAATATCATTTTAGCTATTTCTTTATCAGAATGTCCTTGAGCTCTAAGCTGTTTTACTTGAGCTGTGGACACACTCGTATTTGCATAAATTAATTGTTTTAATTCACCTGCTTTAGAATTTGGATGAATGAGTATTTTTGCAATTTCATCATCAGAATATCCGTTTTTTCTCAAACGATTTACTTCTGTAATAAAATCATACTTGTGCTGATTCGGATTTTCTCCAGTTCCCCAAGCATAACGACCCGAGCCTCTTCCAGGAGGATTTTCATCATGTGCAACACCAGAATGCAAAATATCATTGTTTACATTATCCATTCGTTACTTTCCTCCTTTAGTCTTTCGATTATTTTATCATCATGTACTATTTTATCCATTATTGGCAAAATATCGTCAGCTTGCGGGTTGCCTATCAAAATATCATTGTTTTGATATATCCTAAGTTCAATGCCTTTTAATTCGCCAGGCTTAATGTTATACTCTAAACAAAATAAAGAAGCATATATTTCAAGCTGATGCAATGAAGCTGGTGTTACTCCAGTTTTTAAATCATGTATTCTAAGAAATTTTCTTTTTTCAGAATATCCTATAGCATCAGCTGTGCCAAAACAGTTCGGAGAATAATATAATACTTGTTCCGGTCTAAGTCTAAAACCTATTGCATCATTAACATACATGTTCAAGGTTTTTCTTGACGATTTCAATTCTATACCATTCTTTATTAATGAACATGCTATGGCATGTAGTTCAGTTCCTTTTTCTTTAGCCAATAAATTTGTATATGTCTCGATTAATTTATCATCTGTATAATTTAACCAAGAATATTTACTAGCTCCAAGAAAGGCATGTGCACCTTCAGGAACTTGCTTGGAATGATCGTTCCAAATCATTTAATACTTCCTCCTTGTTCTCTGGAAATATAAATGCTGAAAACGACATTTTATTCATCTTCTCAACATAATAATCTTGATTAGGCCTATGAGACTCTTTTTCTGATTTTTTAGTTTCAAGTGTTGCCCATTTGTTTTTGTAAAATATAGTCAAATCGGGTATGCCTTGAATACAGCTGGGGTCATTTTTTAAAATAATAGCCTCAGGGTATTTGGCTTGCAGCTCATCCACTAAATCTTTTTTAAACTTAGTTTCACCCTTCATGACCTCACCTCCTAAAAAAATATAAGGGAGCACTATGGCTAAACGCCGTAGTATTCCCTTCCTCTCTATTATAGGGTAAGATTATTGCGCGAGTGTCTAAAATATCATTTTCAACTCTAAATCTTAAATGAGCTCTCATTAAAGTTCTTCTTTTGCTTGAGAGCTCTTCGAATTGCATTATCTATTGGAGCATATGAGCTCAAATAAAAATAATACAAATCTGTAAATGGTGTATTAATTCTATCTATTCTTCCAGCTGCTTGCTCTGTTTGTCTATAGCTATAGCTTTGACTATAAAATATCAATGCATTAGTTTCTATACAATTCCATCCTTCACAGCCGGCAGTATATTGAACAAGATATATCCACTTTGAGCCTGATGGCAATTCTTGATGTGTCTTACCATTCCATTCAGAATATAATATATCATGCTTTTTGCAGTAATCCTCGAGAATCTCAAGTTCATAAGTATGATTATAAAATATAATTACTTTTCCAAATCTTGTGAATATCTTGTCGACCTCTGCTATTCTGGATGGATCAGAGTTAACAACCTTCCTCATTAAATAAAATAACTTACCAGTTTCTTTAATAGGACAGTTTTCATAAATATCCCATCTGTCTCTAAATATCCTTCTGTATAACTCTCTATCATAATCACACTTTATTTCTTCTTTATGCCTGATTGTAGTTCTGTTATCTTTCATATGAACTAGAATATCATCTCTAAATTTCCTAAGCTTCTGCTCATTATAATACTTCTCGATTTTTGGATACTTTGAGAATCGGCTATAAATAAAATGCTCTCTAGATAATTGAGTTTTGTTTTTATAGAAACCATTCGCAACAAAAACTGGAATATAATCCTCCCACTTATCTCCAGGTGTTGCAGATGCTAGTATCCATTGATTCTTTCTTGCAATGTTTAGAAATGCTTTTACCCAAGCGCCTTTTCCAACAACTCGCTGTTCATCAAATATAAAGAATGCACCATACACATCTTTATACTTTTTAATATTATTCCAAGAATCAATAGTTACTTTTACAGTATCTTCTTTAAATATAAAATTGGTCAATTCATAATCCCATTCTTTTGAATCTCTTTTCTTAGCTGTTGTAATAATATACAAATCTCTAGGAAAGAGTGGGTATCTGTTTTGACCCTGGCCATTTATTTTCAAAGATCCCTTACAGATCTTAATATAATAATAGGCCAACGATGTTCTAGATTTACCAGAACCGACTCCACCACATAAGATGGAGCCGTTCTTAAGCTTATCTATTGCATCTAATTGATAGTCATACAATTCCAAATTAGGCATTGATAAGCCCCCTAGTAAATATAATTGTTATGTATCAAACGGAAGTTCCATCTGACCAGGAATCTGATCAAGATCAGGAATATCAGCATACTTAGAATCCAGCTGATCTTCAATGATTGTTACATACAATGACTTAAGATATGCTGAAACTCCAGCAGGTCTTCCCTGAATTGCTGGATAATTATAAGGTCTAATCTGAACATCGGCATACTGAATCCTAGACCAATCCAACTGGCCAATACTCTCTTCATCAAGCAACTTCTTTCCTCTACTAGTAACAAGTACAACTTTCGGAGGATACATTCCAAATTGAACCTTTACATACAAATATGGTGTTCTGTACTGTTCTGGATCATCCTCTCTCGGCTTTCTATACTTTACCTTCCATCCATCAGCCTCAAGCTTTTCTGCAAGATCATCACTAAGTACTACACAGAAGTTTCTATTTCCTTCTTTGTTAAAGTCTGTTCTCTTTCCTGAGAAATTTCTAAATATCAGCTTAGCGTCTTCGATTGTAATGTTACTAGTAATTTTTTTGTTTTCCATATTAAACTCCTTAAATATAATTTATTTAATAGTGACTAAGAGCGGAACCACTCAAAGTCACCATATTCAGAAATAGTTTCGATAGCATCATCGACCAATCCTCGATAATACCTATCATCCAAAATATCAGTATAAGTCTCTTTATTAACTGATTCTGATTCAAGCCATCTATAAAACGGCTCTTCATCTTTAGGTACTTTGCCCTTTTTCTTTGTTCCAGTTACTGAAACTAGCTGGTCTCCCTTTTTATACAAAAGAACACCTCCGCCATTTCCAGGCTTTACAGGAACGAAAGAGCCAACACGGCCAACAAAAATATAATCATGCTGGTCTTCGCCAAGATGTTCATTCATATCCAAATATAATGATGTAGTTGTTGCCTTAGTCTCACAAATATCATCATATGTTATTGCCTCATGACTAAACAAAGTCTTGAATACATATGGAACTTGGAACTGAGCACCTGTTGCTGTCCACTCTTTGGTATCTGCATATTGTGCAATATAAACCGATTCATTTACAAGACACATCTTAGAATATGTTGCTTCATGCTCAAATGTATACCCATATTCTTTTCCATAATTCATGACAAACTGAATTATTTCTGGAGTAGCATCTGGGATTTTTATTGAGTCTGTCTTAATATGTGCAACTTTAAATCCTCTCTTCTGAACTTCTTCTTGAAGATTGATCATAAATAATGCACCATACTTAGCAACTATATTATCAATGTTTCTTGGATCTTTAAGTTTATTCTCAAATCTTGCACTTGTTAATCCGTATACTGAATTGATGGCAGTCTTCAAAGCATTGGCTAATTTCTTTGCCTGACTTGGATCATCCAAATATTTAGCCAATTTACCATCCAGCAATTTCTTAGCTTTGTCAAACTCCTTATGCTTTATTAACATACGAATATCAACAAGGTCTTTGAATCTCTGTGTGTATCTATCGCCAAAGAGATTCAGCCTAATCAAGCTATGCGGATGCATTGAAGCAATATCAAGCAACGCTACATTGGTATACATTCCTGGTTCAGAATATACTCTTCCACCTTCTCCAGGATCAATTCCTTTATATATACTTTTTCCAGATACAATCTTTTCTCCTTCATTATATCTGCTCTTATCAATTCCATAAGGACTATATTCATACCCTGGAAATATAGTTGACAAGTCTGTATACACAAATTCTTCCTGTGGCTTCTTAGCATTTCCTACAATTATTTTAGTTGTATGAGCATTTGTTGTATCATTTACACTAAGGCCTGAGAGATCAGCCAATATCTCTCTAGCCATCCAGTCTTCCTGATTTGCATCCCATACTGCTTCTGTTGCTCTAACATCATTACAACAATACCCGGTTACTTCTTCCCATTTATCTTCAGGCAATGGCAAATTCCAATCATAAGAATTTTCCTGATGATGAATATGTAACTTAATCTCCCACTTCTTAAGACTTATTTTATTACCAGCACTCAAGAAGTCATAAATATCAGTGTAACTTAAGTTATAAGCCTCACCAAAGAATGCATTTCTGTCACCATTTATTATCCTTTGACTGAGATGATATAACTGTTCAATATTGTATCCCATCATTCGAGCATAAATAATATGATTATCATATCGCCTATTATTAAATCCGACCAATCGATACTTTATTAAACTGTTAATATCATCCGGAGAAGGATTGACCATTTTTACAACATCGTCTGAGCCTTGCTTCTTCCAACACAATATAAATACATTAGGAAAGACCTCTATGTCAAAGAATATAATTGGCATATTGTCTTTTCCATTATTGCTTTCATTTCCTTCATCAGAAGTGAAGTGCATTTTATTTATTAGATTAACACAATAATCAGATTGATGTGTACTATTAAGAGCAAACACTTGAATATCAGGAGCCATATCACTCACATCATATTTCATCCCAGAATTATAAGCTTCATCAAGAACCATAGCAATATAATCCATGTTTGGCTTTGTTGATGGCCACACTTCTTTTCTAAGAGCTTTGATTATCTTTGCTCTTAGGTGCTTCTCATCTTTTATAATACTTTCTGTTACCACTTTTTCCTCCTTCAATGGTAATCCGGAGTTAATTGTGGCTATTAAAATATCATTGCATTTTGTAAGTTGCCTTCTCAAAGAAGAGTTTCCCTTAAACACTTTTATTTCAATATCAGTATCATATAAACGAGACAGCTTATCTACATCACCATCATAAATATAATGCAAATGTATACCAGCTCCGCTTTTGCTTAATTCTGCATAAGTAGCAGGCCATCTACTTGCTGCTTTATAATTCAAGTCATAACTCTTATTACCATCCTTGTCCTTTATATCAAAGTCAATAACTATTAAATTCTTTGGAACCTTTATATAATGCAGCTTACTTGTATCAATATCTTTCAATATTGTTTTACATTCACTCCATTTTGTTAAAGGTGTTCCTGCATCGTTACATAGCTGAGCTGGACAATCTTCAAACACATCATCAAACAACGATTTGGTCTTATTAAATTTCAACCAAGATTCTTTCTTAGGAATATCATCGGGATTAACCAAAGGAGTATATTTAAATTTATCCTTCTTAAAGCCAACATATATGTTCCTCAAATTGTTTGTTCGTTCAATAAAGTCATCAAAGTAATTCCTTAACTCTGCTTTAAATATTCTTTTGCTAAATGGATAAGGGACTCTAGCATCTTCACAATATTCTTTATACCGAAGCCAGGCAACAGATAAAGGCACACAATCCGGATTTTCTATTGCAAAGAACTCATAATTATCTTCGATGAAATTATAGAAATCATTTGTCTCTCCGATCATTCTTGAAGAAATATAATTGTTGTAGTATGACGGTCCCATTTTTGTGTATACTTCAAGACAATGATATGCTATACCTCCGAGTTCAAATTGAATATTATTAACCAATTCATTGTAATGGTTAAACTCAATCTTATTTCCTGTAGGATAAATATCAATAAGTCTTCTTAATATACCAGACTTAGCATCTGTAACTTTTACCGGCTCATTAGTTGCAATGAACAGGAACGCATCAAACTTACTAGAATATGCAGACTTATGCTTCTCATTAATCTCCATGTATTCATGAGACACGATGCTATTCAGTTTAGTATTGGTCTCAATCTTTCCAAGACTTCCATCGTGGTCTATTGCAATCAACGGATTATTTCTAAAATCCTCAACTGCAAATTGACTATTTGATGTCAGCTTCTTACTACTAAATGAAGTACAATATCCTTGAAACATTTGCTGTATAATATTTAATATGGTTGACTTACCACTTCCCGGGTCACCATAAAATACCATAAACTTCTGTATGTTCTTACTGTCTCCAGATATAACTGCTCCTATGGCCCATTCAATTTTTCTTCTTTCTTCCTCAGAATATAATGTAGAGATAAGTTCATCATAGTTTGCTGTTTGCGACGGTTCTATAGAATAATTCAATCTCTTTGAAATATAATCAGTCTTTTTTGTATCCGTGTTTGCAAATATAATACTCTTGTTCAACTCATGATAGTTGTCTCCGAGGTTTTTACAATACTTTCTAAATTCTAGCCACATTCTTGAACTAAAATTTTTCATAAGTTTTGTATTAATATTATTGCTGCCGTATTCTTCAACCATTTGATCTCGAACCTTATAAATTTCTCGATCAACTATTGTACATACATTTTGTATGTTAGTTGACCATATGTTTTGATCTTCTAGCCATACAGCATAAAAATCGCCGCCTCGTATCATTAAATCCTTCGAATTGGTCTCCGTGTTAAATTCTGGAAAGATAGTAACTTTGTTTTTATCAATTCTAGTTTTTATACTAAAAAAGTCATACATTCATTATTTGGCCTCCTTTCTTCATTTTTTAGCTTATTTGTGAGTGACAAAAATTAGTGACAAAAATTTTTTAACTTTATTTTTATAATTATTAAAATTCAAATACCTATTTAAATTTAAAAAAAAGTGTCATTTTGTCACTAAAAACCCCGAAACCCCCGTATTTACTGCGTTTGCGGGCGTGACACTTTTCTAAAAAAAGTGCCCAAAAGTGCCCAAAAGTGTCACAAAATCAGTAATTTTCCGACAAATAAGCCATCATTTGAGACCAAATTTCAACATCTCTTTGATCAACTTTTGGTCTTTTTAGAGGCAAAATTCCGCCTTTTCCGTCAAAATCGTACTCTCTAAAAATAAAAGTGTCACAAATTTCAATAACTTTTCCCTCATCAAAATGCCTGTCATCGTACTCAGTCAACCCTAAATTCTGCAGAAATTCCCAGAAAATATACTCCGGATGCGGGTCATCTGGGTTACCAATATACTCTTCATTTACACGAATTGCAAGGGCGACAAGCATCTCTAAAATGCCGCAAGGCTCTACAAATTTCCCATCAACAATATCAATATCATCGAGGAATTCATAGCGCAAAGACATACCGTCTTTTATACGATTAATATCACGCTCAACCACCACCGAAAATTTAGTATTGTGAAGGGTATTAAAAAGCATAGAGTATCGAGCATCGGATGGAAGAACACCATTATGCCCGCCAACCAAATGCTGATACCCAACGCGTCGCAAGAGCCACGCTCTATACTCATCCCATAAACTAATCAATATACTCAGCCTCCTTTATTTTTCAAAAGGCTTATCAAATTTATTTACTTCATAGAATGTGTTATGAGCAAAACACTGTACATATATTAACTTCTCATCACTGTTAATAAAGTCATACTTAGTCAAGGAATCGCCAAGCATTTCTTCTTTCTCGACATCATTAAATACTCGATCTTCCTCATCAGTTACAGTGCCATCATTATACAGGAACAGAGATACAACGTTCCAACCCTCTGCTGTGTCATCAACCTCCGATTCCTTTACTATTCTAGGCTGTCTAGTCTTACTCTTTTTCACTTCTTCAAATATATTTGTAACCTTTGCTTCACCGCCCTCTTCGGGCCCAATAATATCCATTTCGCCAGGAACAGGCTCACCGTTTTCAGCATCGGCAACTGCCTGATCATCAATGAGATCCTTGGGCGAAGTGTACATCTTAGAATATGCGGTAGTCTTCTCGTTATTAGCACGAAGCTTCTCGCGTATCTTATCCATATCTTCTTTAGAAAGTTTAGGAGCCTCTTCGGCATCTTTAGGCTCCTCTTTCTTTACTCTCCTGTATTCATCTGGAATATCATCGTCACCATCTATCGGCTTTAGAAGGTTATCAACTCTATTCATACAAATATCAAGATCCTTTTCAATTCTATTTATCTTATCTTTGTAGTAGAAGTGCATGCCAATCCAGGTTCCGGCACCACCAACAACTGCTCCAAATATAAAGTTAAACAATGCTAACTTGTTCATAATTAGTCCCCCAATGCATCAAGAATAGGCTTTGCCTCAATCATATCCTCTCCAAAGGAATCATCACCATTCTGATATTCACCATCAATATTAAAGTGGAGAACAAAGTAATTCTGATGACCATTTACATATCTTCTTACCTGAGGATCACTATAATCACCTAGGCCAAAGTTTACATATCTTCCAGGCTTCCAAGTCCAACCAACAAACTGACCGGCCTTTGTCTGATTTAATCCAAGCTCCTTACGGACCTCATTCAAAGATATAAACTTTCTATGTGGAAGTCTGTCATTAAACCACTGCTGCTTCATTTTGAGATAAGCCATTGTAATATCCGGATTCTCATCCCAATTATAATTAATTGAACCATCAGGATTATTCTCGCCAAAGACAGCAATCTGACAAGTCTGCATATCAATATCAATATCAATTACTTCCTTATCCTTCTTTACTGTTTTCTCTTTACCGGTCTTAGGATCAACAACTGTCTCTTCAATAGCACCCTTTTCAATTTTCGTGCCATAGAGATATTGCTGATCCTTTTCAACCCCCTGGTCTTCAACAACCCGTCCTCGATACTTACCAAACAAAGCCTGCTCTGCTGCCAGTGCTGCCGTTGCACCAACATAACGAGTCCTAAGGATCTTGAAGCCAGCAAGTGCCGATACTACTGACAACGCTCCTGTGAGAATAGCAGGAAGATACAACCTTGCCATGCCGATAGTTGTATTTCTTGCAACAATGATTCTGTCCTTCTTAATATCCTTTTCTGTATACTCCTCATCGGAAGAAATTGCGATTGCCTGGTCAATCTTATCCATTTCCTCCTTATGCTTATCGAGAATATCTCCTGCCTTTGTTGTTTCATAGCAAGCAAGTACTACAGTAGCTGCTCCCGAAACTAAGCTCGTCACCAAACAGATTGCTGGTGAATGTTTTGAGACACCACGAATAACGGTGCCTATAATGTTACTAAATCCCATTATTTTTCTCTCCTTTTATATAATAATGTATATTCTGATAAGGCTCCCGTTAAACAGAAACCTACAGATACAAAAAATAAATAATATAAAGCTGGATTCATGCCAGCCATGATGAATGATATGATTGCTAAAATATAACTTACAAACATGCCACACCTCAATCAAGATACTCAGCGTCTGCAACATCTATCAAATATCCTGTCTGAACTCTTCGTATACCAATATCATTAGGATCTACCCAACCCCAATTATTATCTGTATGTGTACAAGGAAGATCTACAAGTTCAAACAGATCTGACTTTGTTGCCTCGCCATATTTCTCTATTCTGCCCTTAAGCTTATCGACAATATCTTCAGCATCACGACGATCACGAACTATTATACATCTATAGTCTATTTTGTCATCGTCATATCTGCTTCGCCGGTCTCGTCTACGATCCCTTCTTCGTGGCGCGCCGTATTCATCATAAGCCTCCGACTGATAAAATGCTCTATATGACGTATTTTCACTGTCTATTGATCTCCGTCGCCTTCCGCCTCTGGAACTACTGCCAAAAAATATCATTTCCATCACATTAAGGATTGTATCTTTAATGCCTGGAATGAGTACATCCATTATAATATAAGACTTTACATCTTTGGCAGAGTCACTAATAAATGCATCTGCAAATTTCTGACCAAGACTTTTCTTTTGTACTATAATATCGTCTTGCTGTACAACGGGAACCAATTCATCCTTTCTCTCATCGCCCCCGCCATTTAATCTCACTGTAGCCATCTTATTTTTCCCTTTCACTATAAATAAAAAAAAGAATAGGGCAGCATAGTGCTACCCTAAACAGACTTACCGCTTATTGCCTCCTTTCTTGGCGGCGTCAATGACCTTATTGGTCTCCTGTTCGGCATCGTAAGCCTGAGCGGCTGCTTTGCCTGCCTCCCGCTTAGCCTTCTGGATCGCCCACCAACGACGACCCTTCTTTACGGCAAACTTGCCGAGCTCTACAGCTGCGACACCAATAGCGGCGCCAACAGCAGCAGCTCCAGCAATGAAGCCGGCAGAAGGTCCATCATTTGTGGACACATCCGTCTGTGCCAAGATTTCGTCAGCCGGCGTAGTAGCCAGCTCGTTCTCGTCAACCATAACATTCAAATCCATATCAGCCATAACTGATACCTCCTTAGAAATTAAGATTTTTAGACCGAAGTCTATTATAGAATTGTATTTTCGCGCGAGTCACTGATTGTCATTTTTATTCAGTGATTCCTTTAATTTTTCACTTTCTTCCATAGCCTGCTTTTCAAATATCTGTCTACGATTCATATATGCTTTAAAATCTAATGGCTCGAGCTTACCATTAGTAATATCAAAGAACTGATAGATTCTCTTTGGCGTGTTACCGGCACCATAAGGCAAATAATGTGTAAGAGCCAATGACTGTACAATAGGACCATCCTCTTGCAAAGTACATGAGAAGTTTTCGACATATATCTTTACTTTTTCCCTTGGATGATATGGGAAAGTAATTGGAAGTATAGTGTCAAGTATTGTATACAAATCATCATATATTCCAGGATCAATAAATGATATCTTACTATTTGTAATAAGGTTGTAAAATTCAAATCTTTTCCGATCTGAATATATCACCACATCCTTATCAGGTTCAGTTCTGTATCTTATAATACGTCGCAAGAGCTTAGGATATCTAGAGTTACAATATCTAATGTTATTATTCGGAGCATCCTTCTTAATCCATTCATCCGGTAATTCTTCATAGGAATGAAGATCACTTAAAGGCCAATCCCTATCAAGATCAACAAAACATTTAATAATATAACGCACACTTACATCATCACTACGCTTATCAAGCTCTCGAAGCATTGCTCGCATAATATCAAGTTGTTCATACATAATCTTTGAGTTCTCGATTTCTGTACCTATAGTATCCGGATCTTCATCAGTACTATGTTCCAGCTTATCAAGTGCTTGATTTACTTCACTTTCCAAAATATCAAGTTCTTTATTAGCCCAATCGTTCCAGTTCATTTAATACTCCTTTATATGATACTTATCAAATATAATTGCTAGCCATGGCTTATCATCAAACTCCATAAGAGTTGTTGTGCGAATCATTGGAAGTTTCGGTATCGGAGTTCCAAAATTATCCATAGCATACTCCAAATCATCCTCATTCCAAGTAATATCATGGCAAGCACCCCTAGGTTTAAGCCCAAGTTTTAAATATAAGTCTGCCAATGATACTTCTCCACTATCAGCACACTGATAAGCCAAATTCTGAATTGCGGCATTTACCTTGTCATACGTTGTATAGAAATATGTTCCTATATATGGTATGACACAAGGCACATCTCCACCAGTTTCTATTAGATACTTTAACTCATTTCCATCGTTGGGTTTATCCTTTCTGAAACGCCTTTGTGCTGCTTCTGTTTGTATGGCCTTTGCCTTGCTTTCACTGAAACGGTCTTTTATTTCCTCATTTACATCAGAAAGCTGGTTTGCAGCAATAGTTGCAATAGACGTTAACGATGCTACTGTATTTAGATGATTAACATGGTTACATATGTTAAATGCTATTCCAAGACCACCAAAACCAATAGCAGGAAGAAGAGAGGGAAGTAATGCTATTGCTGTTTCCTTAATAACCTCTCTCTTTGCATCTTTATCTCCGGGATAACAATCATAATAGTCTCTCCTCTTTTCTTCAAGGATCTTACTTGCTTTAGTACCGGCTCTAAAAGCAAATATCCCAGAAAGTACTATACAGCCACTAGAAGCAACTGTATAGACCTGAGATGGATGAGACTTACAATAATTAATTCCGGCTTTAATCAATGCTAATGGGGTCATCTAAAACATCATTTCCTTTCTTGTTATTTGCAAATTGATCAACTACATAATCGGTTCCTTGATCCACTATCTTAAAACCGACAATTGTCATGAATGCACCTCCGAATGTATAAATAAGGCCTGCTAAAACTTTTCCTAATTTTCCCATAATTAGATTCCTCCCTTTACTACAATTTTTTCATTTTTATTTAAAGCCTTGCCGGTTACAAGGGCTTTATAACATGGTACTGCTTTTCCAAATATCAATTTAGAAAACACTAAATATGTTCTTGCTTCGTCATCTGATTTTGTTAATGGATTCGGACTCTTTCCATCATCAAAGTCAGATATAAATTCAGTATCAGTAGTCATATACTTAAGATGTCTTCCGCAAGAAGGACAAGATATGGCGACTAATATTCCGTGAATCTTTGGGTAATTTGCATCTGCATCATATAAAATAGTATATGGTTGTTCATTATTGTATTCGACCATTAATTTCTTGTTACATTCTGGACACATCCTATGAAAACGTTCAATTCCGTATTTATATTTGCTAGTCACAGCAGATCCTCCTTTTAAATATCATTCCTAGTTGATGAAATGTATGACTCATTACACCAACCATCAGCTAATGTTCGAGCTTGCGATTCAGAATATCCCAATTCTTTTATGGCGTTCTTTATTCTTTCTTTGGCTTGATTTAGTGCATTTCTCGCTTCAACATAATCGTCTAATGCCTCATCAATAAAAGTCTTCAACTCACAAAGATACCTTTTTGTTTCTTCACTTGGTGTATTCATAATAAATATCCTTTCTTAAAAAATAAAAAGAATAGGGCGATTACTCGCCGCTATCCGAAAATAGTTCATCAATGTACTCCCAGGCCTCATCTTCAGTCGGGAATTGAAATATCTTTTCATTGATTCTTAGAATATAAGAACTATTCCTATATCCTAAATCCTCAATATGAATGTTTTCACCTTCCTTATAAACAACATTTAACTGTGCCATAAAAATACCTCCTAATAATGTACTACATTATAGGGTCAACTTCTCGCGCGAAGAGAAAAAGAAGAGGGGAGGACCCTCAAACAGTATCCTCCCACAGTTCCCCAACATCCCTGTCGAGGCTCTCATTATAAGCCTCCAGTTCTGCCGAGAAATCTCCCGGAAGGACCCCATCAAAGTAGTCCTCTTCCTCATAATACAATTCAAAATCTTCTTTTATTTCACATATTAACATAAAATACCTCCAAGGTGGATTTAGTATAGTGATATCCACCTTATTATAGGATAGCATTTTTACGCGAACTGAAAATTTTCACGCGAGTTTAAGAAAAATGGAGTAACCTCCTATTATAGGGTAGGTTTTTCACGCGTATTTTCGGAGTATTTTAGCTGTTTTGGGAATATCATAGACGATTTCATGGTCTCTAAACCCCTTTCTGTAAGTATAAAATACACATTTTCAAGCTCTTCCGGACTAATTTTGAAGCTTTCTATCGATTCAGTGACAGAAATATCACACGACTTGCACCTCATACGAATATTGTACGTTGGAATCGGTCCATCGTCCCGCCAGCAAAGATGAAACATTTCCTTATTGCATTTTGGACAATTTACCTTAATTACTGGCAAACCAAAGTTGTTACGTTCAACATTTATGCCGTTCATTACTCTTTCTCCTTAAAGTTTATAGGTTGACGACTGTCAATGTTATATGGTTGAGACAAGCATTCCTCACAAGGATTTCCTTCATCTTCAGGTTTTGCCTTGTAATATTTACACTTATTACACCACTGATCATACTTCACTATCTTTTCCATTTGTTATCTCCTTTTTTAACTTCATAAGTTTCTATCCCGCCTTTAAAAACACTAAATTCTGTATTACAATCAGGGCATATGTAGTTTTTGTTATAATTTACAACATGCACCCATTGACCAGTTTTTAATATAGGGAACGGGCATTGACATATAGCAACTGCTTCCTTCTTTTCTGCTTGAATTTTATTTATGTCCTGAAAAGAAAGAAGTATTGGCTCACTAAATTTAGTCATTCTTCACCACTCTCTTCCTTATGTTTTTCAAGCCATATCTTCACATCACAATTATCCGCTAGCCTATTACAAGTCTCTCTGTCACACATAGGACAGCATATCCATCTTGCTTTATATTCAATGTCCATTATTCTTCTCCTCTCACCTAGCGTTCTTGAAAAGTTAGTTTTCCCATCAAGTATTGCTTGCTTGTAACCATCTTTATAACCTTTCTTGTAGCCATTACCATAGAACTCTTGACCATCTCTCAGTTCATTATAACTAGTCATTCTATGCCTCCTTGCTGTAGACAAATTAATTTCTTCTTACCATCCAACTCTCTCCAGTCCCTCAAATCACAAAGTAAAACATATAGTATCTTGTGATAAGCATATTTGTCAAATAGTTCTTGGTGCAGTTTGTTTTCACACGTAGACTTCAACTGCGTTTCTAATTCTGTCATTTGTTTTTCTTCATTAGCAATAGCCTCGTTAAGAGTTCTATTGTCTGCCTCATAATCTCTCGTTTTTATTTCCACCCTCATTTTTCTCATGATCTCTTCCGAAAGGGTGTTTGGTTCTGTTTTTGCCGGTTGGACAAAATTAATATCCATATTTAACAACCAACAAAGCCTGTCATATTCATTCTTTGTTAATTCCATTTTAATTTTATATATTTCACTCATTCTTTTTCACCTCCCGTAATGAACGATATAAAATTCATGTTAATTAAATTTAGAATACCTGCCGTATCCCACGAATCTTCCATATTATTTGATTTAGAGAATATGTCATCCTTTAATTTATCTATTGCATGTTTGTAACCGTCTTTATAACCTTTCTTGTAGCCATTACCATAGAACTCTTGACCATCTCTCAGTTCATTATAACTAGTCATTCTATGCCTCCTTTATTGCATATTTGCACCGCAATGAGGGCAAAATCTTATTGTGTTAATATCCTCGTTTGTAACGTGCATACACTTTGAACAATAATAGTCATAACCTTCTCCATTACGCTCACCAAGTATCCACTCGCCTTCTTTCTTTGGTTGTTCTTCCTTACCTCTCTTATATCCATCTTCAAAGCCCCTTTTATAAATTTCGCCTTTTTCGAGTGCCTTTGTTATTTCTTCCGAATTAGGCAAAGGTTCTCCAACTTTGACTACTTCTGTCGGTCTTGCCATAAATACACCGCTCATAGAATCATGCTCATAACGCGATATAAGTGATTCCACTGGCTGTCTTGTTACTGGAATAACAACTCCGCTTGAGCCTCTTGCCATGAGAAGTTCAATTGTCGGGGCCCTTTCAATAATCTTTAGCACCTTTTTACCGCTTTCAAAATCAATAGTCGGTTTACCATAAGTGTTGCACTCTGTTTTAATCACTCTTTCCAAAGCATCTGCGTCAATTGGTCTCATCCTCTGCCTCCTTTTCTTGCATGTCAATACACCAGCCTCCATTGGTTACTTTTGGTTTGCCTTTCCTATGCAAACAATAAAGACCATTAATAGTCTTTGCACAATATACGCAGTTTCTACAATTTTTTGTCTCATACTTATAGGGCATCCTCTTTCTCCTTCTTTCTCTTCTTCTACATCGTAAAATGGACAAACCTCTCCGTGTTCTTCACATTCTAAATAAATGCAATTTTCACAATGCTTATTCATTTTTCCTCCTTCCGACAACAGTCAATGTCATTTCTGGAATACAAAAATCACAATCGAGCATAGATTGACTTGTAATTTCAACATGCGTTATTTGACTAACTGGAATTATAATACAATCCTCACCATCGCATTGAGCATGCGGTAAATATGCTTTTAGATCGTTCATTATTCACCTACTTTCTTATTTGAGCAATCACAACATTGTATTGGCGTTGGCGGTGGTGTGAGATGTTTTGATTTTTCTTCCCAATAAGCTGCTAGTGCAGTTTGAATTGCATCACTAATTTGTTCATTTGTTATATCAGAAACTGGTATGCCATTCTGAACAGCCTCATAAACTTTGTGTGTAATCTTACTGTTCATCATTTTAATATTGAATACTTGAATCTTCTTAAACTCTTCTGGGGATACGTCAATATCAATTATTAGTTTCATTCTCTGTCTCCTCATTGTTGCTCCTGCCATATTTTGCTGTCATATAATTAAGTTTAGTTATTATTTTTTCTTTGCATGTTTTACATACTGTACAAATCGTATCATAACCAAAATTGTCATCGCCAACTTTAAATGTATAAGAGCAAATCACTGGAATGCGCTCATTGCATATGTCACAATTTATCATGCCTCTTTCTCCTTTCATCAATCATGATTATCAGCTACGTCTATTAACAAACATGCAAGCCCAACCCATTCAACAAAACAAGCAAGAGTCAAAATCAATTTTAGACCTCCGAGCCAGTTATAAACAAACGATAGAGCACATAAAATAGGTATAGATATAAAAAATAATGAAACAATAAAAATCCCTATGGTTTCAAATGCCATACTCATTCTTTTGCTCCGCCTCCTTTTCTAAGCCAGTCATTTATTACTTTTCTATATGCATTTTGGGCTTTTCTTTCTGCTTCATTAAATTCAGAATAGCAATCGTGACAAAGTTCATAATATGGTCTCGGAAAAAAATATTCAGCGCTAGGAATTTTTAATTTTCCATGTTCTACATCCATTACAGAAGGTATTTCTTTTTTACACCTATCACAAAAATATTTTGCTACTTGCATTCATTCTTCCTCCTTTTCCATATAAACACTAGTTTCAACAGGCATAGGCCAAATATCATGCTTAAACTTCTTTTCATTTCTTAATACTCTATTTGGCGGAACACTTGAATAATTCTTGGCATGGGAAATATCTTCAGTATGAGTACAATTCCAGCCATCATTTAAACCGTCTCTAGCAGAACATCTTTTACACTTCTTTTGATCGCATATGTATAAGATCTTTCTCGGTAGTTTCTCCATCGTCTACAGTCACCTCACCATCTATGTATTTGACACCTAGAACTAAATATCCTTTTGATGCCATTGCCTCCAGTGGTATATTCATGTTAATTGCTACACCATTGTTTTTGCCAAATATCATAAGACCATCATAAGGACCTTTATTGAGCCTCCGAGTATGCCGTATTAACTCAATAAACATACCAGCAAAAAACGTCGCAAGGAATCCTAAAGAGATCATTACTATTGTAAAAATATCAGTCATCTTTCACCTCATCAAAGTCTTCATATTCAGCAACACAATACCCACTACTACTGTCATCATACTCTATCATGACCTCTCTGTCTCCGGTATCCTTTACAAATTTGATGTTTAGTACTGAAAAAAGACTATTTTCCTTTTGTCGTTCATCTAGCCAATCATTAACATCTTTTTCTAACTTATCATAGTTTGTACTATTTCCTGGAAAAAACTTTACTCGTATCATATATAATCCTCCTCTAAAAGTTCCTTGAATTCGAATTTATGATTGCCGCCCTCTTCTTTTATCTCTTCCAAAATATCAAGAGATTCCGGATAAAGACGGATATAACCACAAAATTTTCCACGATAATACATCCTTCTCCATATTGTTTCCGGATCATCTTCGGAAATATCAAGTGGCTTCATATCCGGTGGAGTAGCACAATACACTACAACTGCAACGATGCAAACAAATATCAATCCAACTACTATGAAATACATTACAACACCCCCCATTCTTCTGGTGTAAACATAAATCCTAAGCCTGTTTCAGTAAATAAATATTTTAACTCTTTTAAGCATTTTATATATACCTCATCTAACATCTCTTTTGTTGGTCTACGAACATTTTTCTCCATTTCTTTTTCCTTATATGTATACATCATAGAGGATAACATGCTCGATGACACATTTATCTTTTTAGCAAACTGATATAAACTAGCATCAAATGAACGTATCGTCGCATGGAGATTATCTGTCATAGCTTGTTTTGTACAATAATATCTTTTTAGATTAAAATCAAAATTCTTGGTATTATACAAACGATTTAACTTACCGAACAAGTCATACGATGTAGTCTTATCACCAAGATTGAGAAATTCACAACATGATTCACAATAAGGACTCTTTAAAAATACCATAGTCGGGATAAGCTTAAATATAATCTTATTAGAATTAATCCTACTGCTGTCACCAAAAGTATTGTAAAAATTCATAACATTCTTGAAATCATCTACTATATATTCAAGCTGACTTACAACGAGTTTGCAATACGCCTCATCTTCTGGATTTCTTTTCTGTGTCTGTGCTCGCATTATTACTACTTTGTCGTCATGATACATGTCATACCTCCTTACCATCTTTGGTTAACTTACTAACCCTATCGGCAATATCAAGTGCCTCTTCTAAATCCAGCCATCCAAGAACATCGTCAGTTATATCAGTATCATAGCATAAATGACTTTTCTCTTCACTGCCTTCAAGAACTGCCAGTTCATATTGACCGACGTTTCCGCCATAACTATATTGGTGACTTACAATACTAACACCATAACCATTTGAAAACATCATTTTTAATTGAACACCACCAAGCAATGGTTGCTCAATAAGCCTAACTCCGTGTTTGTCAGCAAATTCATAAGCTTTATTATACATATTATTTCTCCTTTACATTGTGCTAAAATATACCCCGTCAATATGGCAATAGGGCCGTCCAAATCCTCTGTGATAATGCTGATTTCTAAAAGCTAATACATTTTTAGGAAGTGTAGTGCCGTTCTTTACAACATCTCGTACTGCTCTAATAGATTCGGCACTTGCTCTTGTTCCGCTAATTGATACTGAAAATACGCCGGGCTCAAATATAACTTGTCTGGCTGTTTTATTGTATCTAATCATTCGATTGATCACAACAGATGCTATAGCCTTTTGACATTTATATGATTGAGCACCAGCTTCTTCATATACCAATTTAGCGATTAACTGAATATCATTCTCACTTAATCTTACTGAAACTTTTCTACTTGATGCTTTTGGTGTTGGTGTTGGAGAGATTACTTTTAACTTATCTATTTCATTTTTTATCTTAACCATATTGGCGACATGGTCATCTAATCTAAGTTCGGCTTCGTCAACTCTTTCATCCAAACTAAAAATATCATCTTCAATAACATCAATCCGATAGGCATATTGCTTGTTTAGGTCAGATAT